GCCAGGTCTCAGACCGAACCACAGCCATCGTCAACGGCCGACACGACACCGGAGCCCGATTGCGAGTCGCTGCTGGATCTTTTGCACAATGCTCCCTACACCCTTCGCCAGAAGCGACAAAAGGCGGGAGCCGACCAGCGAGGCAAGCACGAAACGTCGTGCCGAGCGTTCGACAAATTCATGTCTGCACAATGCCACCGGTTCCCCAAACCGGTAGCATTGGTGCCCCTTTTCGAGCAGGATGTGAAGCTGGAGAAGCCTGTCATCCGCGATTTGTTCTGCGAATGGTGGCTGAATCAGACCAGTCCTCGGACGAAAAAACCGGTCTCCGAACAGACGATCGCGACGTACTGGCAACACGTCTGCATGGTCATGCGAGCCTACGGAGTTTCACTTCCGCAGATCACAGCGGACGAACTAAAGCTGATGCGGGACGGCGGGCACAACTCCAACTCGGGCGCTCGAGTTGTCGTGAAGCGGATCTGTCCGGCCAAAGAGGAGATCGACGCCCTGGCACGTCACGCGACGGCTGCGACTCGGTGTTATGGGGCTCATGCTCCGTACCTGATTCGCTTTTTGGTTCGCTGGTTCTCCTGCTGGGGACTTCGCACGAACGATGTGATCAGTACCAGGGCTCGCAAGACGGGGCTGCGAAAACAGGACATCATCTGGACGCCGGAGTGTCCCGACGAAAACGTGAACGCCGCTCTGGGCTACACGCTGATGAATCCCGGCGGCTGGGTTTGGATTCGCATTCACAAGAGCGAAAAGAAGCACGCGGCATTAACGCTGCTTCCGATCCCCGACTGGGCGAGAGGTCCGCTGAAGTTCTTCTGCGAATTGTCTCAGCACGATGTGCGAGTCTTTCCCAGCATGAAGCAGAACGGGAAATCGCTCAGTCCAAAGACTCTGGCTGCCGACTGGGACGCGGTCGCAGCAGCAGCGGGAGTCGATTCAACTTTGCGAATGTCGGAAGGCAGCGGCGATGCTGTGGCCATCCGGAAGTACTCCAGCAACTGGTGGCGAATCAACGTGGCGAACGCGACCAGCGATACCGGGCTGGCAAAGGACGTTTCAGCGTACGTCCTGCATCATGCGTCGATCACGAAGACAACGGCCGCTCGCAGTTACGAGGTTGTGCGAGCGACCGTTCTCCCGATCATGGTGAAGCTGTTGCCGACGTTTCCAAAGCCAGCTGCAGACGCGTCGCCAGTCAGCATGCTGCCAGAGTGATCTCCGCAGGGAGGGCCGCATGAAGATCGGCTCTTTCAATCCAACTGTATGCGGAGAATCTCTGACCGTTCCGGCGATCCTGTTCGGCAATTTCGCTGTGCACAGCAGTCTGGGACTGTCGGCAGATTCAAAGGGACGCGTGAAAGATACACGCTCAAAGATCACTCTGTCGCACTGTCCGACTGGCCTGAGTCTTGAGTTGTTCGACGACCTGATGTTCGCGGTTCATCTGGCCGATGAGCTGCAGAAGTCTGTTCCATCAGACGTCGCTGAATCAACGGACATCAACACGTTGCATTCGCGGCTCGGTAGCTATTTCCGAGCGGCGACGCTCGCCGTCATCGGCCGCGACATCGGCGTCAATCTGTCAGAGGAGACGCCCACATGAGCCTTCTCTGCGAAATGACTCTGCAGAACTCAGAACGGAATGAGCTGCTGGCGGCGTTCGATTTGAGATCAAAGCAAACGCCTCGGCCATCGCTGGCGGTCGAAATGCTGGTTCACAGCTGCAGGAATCATCCGTTGGTTCCGATCTACATCAGCCACGTCGGAGAGCTGCTGTTGTTCGCCATCAACAATGATCTCGAATGGCTCGGCCGGAGATTGGTCCACGAATACGGCCTGCTGCGAGAAAGGAGAAAAGCTGCCCGGGAGTCGGTTCAGGATGAATCCGAACTCCGAGAGCCTGAAACCTCAAACCAATGAAAAAGCCACGCCGGGAACGAGTCGCTAAACAGCTCTCCGGCGTGGCCTGATCCACCGTTTTGGCCGGTCTCTGACCGGGCCATCCTGTCCGTTAGTTCTATCGTCGAATGGAGTCGCTTCAATGTTAGTTTTATCTCGCAAGCCACAAGAGAGCATTCAAATCGGTTCAGACATCACCGTCACAGTCGTCCAGGTCGACGGCGAACGGGTGAAGATCTCGATCGAAGCTCCCCGAAATCTTCGGATCATCCGCACGGAGCTGCGGGCCTTTATGGATCAGGGATCGATCGACGAACCCGCCCTGCAGGAGACAGCCTCATGAGCCGACAAGGTGGCCATCACAAAAAAAGCATGAGCCGCAGCGCGACCATGGCAGGCCGTGAAAGCCTGCGGAAGAACACTCGGCAGCTTCCGAGAGCCTCTCAGGTTGTCGGATTGGTCCCACGGCCAAAGCCTGATCCAAATCAGCTCAGGTTGCCTCAGGACCGCATGTTTGTCGTCGCAGTCACACCAGCCAGAGCAGCTCGTCAGGCCATGGCTGGTGAGCTGCAGATGTGCCAGTGCTTCGACTGCGGAAGTTCGCTGGCCATCGACAGCACGAAGGTTGCAAAAGCCATGTATCACCCCAACCGCAACGGCCGTCCGATCGCGTACATCGGCCTCGACTGTTGTTTGCCGAAGTACCAGCCGAAAAAACGGAGGCCACTCAGCAATGACAACGGTTGAAGACGAAGAGACGCATGAGGGCATACAGGCAGTGTTACAGGAGCTTGATGAAATTGCGGACGCACTAAGGTTCAAAGTGAACCACGTGATCCCACCATTTACAAACTTGCAATCGTACTTTCGCGGGAAGCTTGCCGCCTACGATCGTGCAATCGGTGCCGTTCGTGAACTTCAGGAGAAAGCCCATGCTGACAGCAGCTCAGAAGTTGATCCATGATCGATACACGGCGATCGGTTTCACGATCACTGACCGGCCGTTCGCAAGTACCGATCGCACGAAATGGTACTTCGCGACTCGGCCGGATACCGACGAACGCCGAACTGATTTTTCCGTCAACCTCGACTCTGGCGTCTTGCACCAGATGGGCACCAATCAGCTCCGCACAATTGATCAGGCCGAAGCGGAGTACTCCGGCGAGCGGGGCGGCGTCAGCCCCCCGGTAGAGATTCCGTCTGCTCAGGTCCCAAGGCCTGCGACTCGCAAACCGGAGTCGCGGCCCGTTGAGAAGAAAAAACAGGCGGCACTTTTTTAAGAGAGTTCACAGATTCATGAAGAGCATCAAGTTGCGGCTTCGAGATGCTATCGAAGCGATCGAACGTGAAAAGTTGACGGCTGATGAGGTCATTGCCTGCAGTGCTTTTCCGGGCTCGTATCCGGCGATTCAAGTCACCAGTGACGCCATCATTCGTTTGTATCATCAACTGAAGATCGCTCGCAGTGCCTTGAAAGCGGAGACGGAGAACGGCTACCTGCACGTTCAGTTCGTTTCGCGTGGAGTCTGTTTCGCGGCATGTGTGAAACTCGAAAAGGCCGCTCAGTTCATCGACTCGAAGCAACAGGCGTTGCCAGCTCCACGCGCCAAGCGAGTTGCAGGCGGCGGTCAGAGGCGATTGTCATTTGCCGGAGGCAGTGACTTATGAGGCGTTGCAAAAAGTTTCTGCCGTACGTTCGCCGTGCGTCCAAACGCGACAAATCAGAGTCGATTTCGATCGCGATGCGGATGGCGTACTTTCAGGCGTCCGGGCGTGACTATTGGGTCATGCTTCAGAGAGGTTTTCCTAACCTGGTCATTGCCTGCGGCCTCACACGCCGCGAGGTGGAGAACTCTCCTTTGTTAGTCGCTGGCGGTCGCAAAAGCTTCCGTCAGTGGGCGAGATCAATTCAGAGGTATGCTCGCTGGGGAAAAAAGTCATGACGCGGTTTCTGTTTGAACTCCATCGATCGCAGAAAAAAGAAGATCAGGCGGTGAATCTGCGTTGTGCCTCGTTCACGGTCAAAGGCGAGATCGACGCCACCTCGATCAATGCCGTCAAAGATCATGCACTCCGCATGATGGTTCTGCCGGGAGTTTGGGATTTGATGGTTCGCAACGCAGAGCCTGGCTGCGAGTGGAAAGATGCCGGCCGGTTCGATACTCGAGCGCCCGACCAGGTGCCGACCGTTCCGAGAGCCCTTAACCGAAAACCTCAAACGGGAGCGACGCGACCATGAAAGCGATCACCATCTGGCAGCCGTACGCGACGTTGATCATGCTGGGCCTGAAGCGATATGAGACACGGCACTGGAGCACAAGCTATCGCGGCCCGCTCATCATCCACGCCGCAAAACGTTGGGATGATGATCGTGAGTTTGACTGCGCTCGAGTCGCCAATCTGTTGCGGGACCATCTTGCATTCTCCCCTCAGAGTCTGACGGATGCACAGCGCAAGCTGATGTACACGGCGACGAACGAAACGCTGGGAAAGGCGTTAGGGGTTGTCGATCTGAAATCGTGCGAAGCAATGCTCGACGGTGGCAGTGAATTCGAAAACGGCGTTGGCAGCTTTGGCGAGGGCCGTTTCGGCTGGGAATGTTCCGCACCTCAGTTGTTCGAGGAACCGATCAGACATCAGGGCCAGCAAGGCCTTTGGACTCCGGAAAAGTATCTGGAGCAGGCCGCGCAGAGTTTGTTGGGAGTTGCGACATGATCACATGTGATCCGATCGAGGAATGTTCAGGATTCAAAAAGCTGCTGGCGGCGGTGGAACATGATGAAGCCACAGACCACCACTTCAAAACGCGAGGCCGATACTTTCACGACTACCGAGGCAAACTGGCGTGGACTGTCGAACGCGTCAAACACTACGCCGAAAAGCTCAGTCTCGATCCCGCCGCTCTGCTGGATCAATGGGAGTCGAAACGCCGGTACTGGTACATGAACTACTACCAGGACGCGAACCAGCCACTGATCGACGCCGGGAATGTTCGAGTGTTTGAGACGGTGGAAGATTGCACGGTGGCGTTGGGCCGTCAGGGCTTTCGCTGTCCGGCCTGTGGCGGCGTTTCGAAGTCGCCGCACGCCTGCGACTCCGGGCTGCCGATCGAACGAGAAGGCGGCAAAAAAGAGACCTGCAACTGGAAAGTCTTTGGACTGTTCCGAGACCTGGGCAAAGGCGTCTACGTGTTTGTGAAATCTGAGCTGCGCGGTGAATTGATATTTATGCCGATCGCATGGGAAACGTCTCCTGACTCCGCAGCTCAGCTTTAACCCTCGAAATCCTTGAGTGTTCCCGCCGACTTCATGGATGAACGATCAATGACAAAAGAACTGCCATATCAACGCAGTGACGAGTTCGATCAGGAACTCTACCTCCGGCCAATAAGCGACAACGGCCGTCGATTTCTTCGCATCATGTTTCAGGCCGCTAACGGAACGCCTGCAGACGGCTGTGAAGGCGGCATCGTCCATCGGACGCGATTCTGGCTTATGGCCGAACAGATCGTGCTGGCGGACCTGATGGGCATCAGTCGCGATAACAAGCCGGATTCCAGGACGAAGGCCGTCAGACGCGTCGTGGAGGAACTGGAGGGCCTCGGCATCCTCAAAAGGTGCTTCATGGTCGACCGCAATGACGATGGAAAGCCGATCGAGCGACTGTACTATGTTCTCTGCCTGATTCGGTTCATGGATCTGCCTGAGATCGATCTCAACACACCGGCCGGTCGAGTGGTTGCTCATCTGCTGTCGCATGATCCGTTCGACGACGAATCAACCACAAATCTACCGTTGTCCGGTCGGGTGTCCGGTGGGTTGTCCGGTCCCTTGTCCGGTGGGTTGTCCGGTCCCTCAAAGAATCCTGCTCCTGTTCCTGTCTTAAATAATAATCCTATCTTCACTCCTGTTCCTGATCAGGAGCAGGAGCACGACGCAGGAGCGATGGAGGATTTTGATTCAGTTTTTGGACAGGAAAAAATCCCGGAACGATCGTTTGCTGAGATCGATCCTGACGAGGTTCGCTGGATCGCTGGATTTTCGCCACAGGGCAAGACTCCAACGCCGGAGATTCGTCGAAGGATGTTTCTGGGGTACTTCCGGGACGCCGTGGCCAATGGCTTCGCGAGGGTCTCTGAGGCGGAGCTGATGCTGCAGGTTTTCAGTATGGCAGGCCATCGCATGAGCGCTCCGAGTTCACCGACGGTGGATCGAGTGCGAGATCCCACCGACTGGATCCGGACCGTCTGGATGAACCGAGGAAACCGCCAACCGAAAACCACTCCCAAAGACCGCCGCGTCGTGTCTGAGCTGATGGCGATGAAGGCTGAGCCTGCTCCCGTCTGAAAACCGAAAACCTCAAACTGAAAACCGTTGTCGCCGTGACTGAGCTCGTTCTATCGTTGTTCCCTGGCATCGGACTTCTTGACCGTGCATTCGCTGCGAACGGCTTTTGCATCGTTCAGGCGGCGGACAAGATCACTGGCGGCGACGTCCGTGAGTTTCACGGTATCCCGGATCGGATCGACGGAATTGTGGCGGGCCCGCCGTGTCAGGGGTTCTCGCAGGCCAACAGTAAACGCAAGAAAGCAGATCATGACAGCGTCCAGCACAGTCGCGAAATGCTGCAGCACACTTGCAGGATTATCGTGGAGTGCCGGCCTGAGTGGTTTTTGATCGAGAACGTTCCCTTGGTCCCTGACGTGCGAATCGCTGGCTACACCGTCCAGCGAATCCCGATCACACATCGCGAATGCGGCGGTGTGCAACTACGATCGCGTCACATTCAGTTCGGCTCAAGACACGGTGACATGATCCGCCCGATTCGTGTGAACGACTGCACGCGAAATCGGAAAAAAGGCAGACCAGCAAAAGCAGTCACGACGAAGACTGAACGTTGGAAAGATTACACCGACGTCTGCCGTCGTCAGGATCTGGACCAGCCGATCAAGCTCAAAGGCTGGTCGAAATCAGCAAAAGTGAAGGCGGTGGCGAATGGTGTGCCTCTCCGGATGGGCCGTGCACTCGCTGCGGCCGTCGCGGACCGTGCTGGGCCCCGCGAATCTGATTGTCTCTGCGGATGCGGGCGATCGGTGTCAGGGAAGCAACTCACGGCGACTGCATCATGTCGGAAGCGCAAGCAGCTCAGCTCAGTTCCGAAACCATGGGTCGACGTGGACGGCTATCACGAACCGTGAGCCATCGATGACAAAAACGGCCGTCGGAGATTTCGTTTTGATGGCCGTTGGTACGCTCCAGACTCAACTTGCGGCTCATTAGAGCCAGTTTCAAAGGCCCAAAAATGGCAGTTTCGCGTTACAAATCGGCTCGAGCGACTCGCAAAGTGGAGACAGTTCCCGGAGAGACAACCACATGCGATCGCACGACTCCGGATTCGGAGATGCTGCAGGAGAGTTACTTCGGTGGCAAAGGCGGATGCTTCAGACATCTGATCAACCAGATCCCGCCCCACAACAGGCTGATCATCCCGTTTGCTGGGCATTGTGCGATCGTGAGACACATGCAGTTACCGCAACGAGTCATGCTGAATGATCTGGATGCCAGTGTGTTCCGCTGGTGGCGTCGTTACCTCGAGGCGGCGACTCCAATTCAGGAGGCAAAGTACTTCTTCAACATGGAGACAGAACAAGAGCGGAGAATTCTTGTCAAGAACCAATGCGGCTTGGAACTGCTGGAAGATCTCTCCCGCGAAGTGCGGATCGACGATGAAAACCACGGTCTGCAGCGAGCGTTCATTTATCTGGATCCGCCCTATCTCCACTCGACTCGCAAATCGGAGTCACGGTACCGTCATGAGTTGTCTCATGATGACCACGTCAGACTGTTGGCGATCGTGAACGAGCTCCCGTGCCGAATCATGATCAGTGGCTATTCTTCGAAGCTATACACGACGAAGTTGGCCAGTTGGCGGCATTTCGATTTTCCATCCAGCACACGCGGTGGAATGGCCACCGAACATGTCTGGTGCAATTATCCCGAACCGACGGAGCTGCAGGACTATCGCTATCTGGGCCGGGATCGTCGCGAGCGATTCAAACTGCTTCGTCGGGAGCAGAACATGATCGAGAAACTCAGCAGACTCCCGGAACTCGAGCGCAACGCGTTGCTGACGGCCGTCGACTCGCATTTTGGGGTCGGTCGACGGGATTAGGATCGATCTGTAAAGTGGTATCGGAAAAATGTCACTCTGTTCGACGAGGAATTTCACGTGGATCTGCATCAGCTCGCGCAGGAAGTCAAGAAATGGGCTCCCTCAGAAATGATCTGTACCATTGCTATCGTCTTAGCACTCTTTGTGCCAGGAACGCTGATGCTGCTTTGCTTTCGGGAGGATCTCTTAAAGGATTTACCTGTCTTTCTGTGTTTGGTGTTATGCGTAGCGTTGAGCGCACCGGTTTGCTTTTTAAACGTGTGGCTTGTCTTCAGCATTACGAAATTGGAATCTGATCCACCGATCAGCAATCTTTCGACGTTCGTGTCGTTTCTCGTGCATATGGTGCTCTGTCCGGTGGTTCTCGCTGCAGAAGTTTTCGATTGGAGCTTTGGTACTTTTACACTGATCGTGTTGTGCTGGCAGATCTTACTCTGGGCTGTTCTGCACAAATTGGTTGAGAATTGGAGAGCAGACGATAGAAGGAAATCAAAAGAGTAGGATTCATCCCGCGATGAATGTGTAATCACGATTGATCAGTTCTCAGTCGCCTGACGATCCAGCGAAATTTCTCCCCGCCCGACGCGAGCCAGGTATTCCAGGACAGTCGGCCCCAGCAGCTTGCGCAATGCTGCTGATTTGCTGCAGAATCCTGCCACCTTTTGCAATCCTCTGAACTCATCTTCCGTCAGAGAAGTCGTCTGCAAACGACGAAGCGGCCTGCCAAATGAGCCCTTGAGCGGCTCCTGATTCTTCTTCGCGGCGGCAACCATGCGGACTTTCTCCAGTGTTCAGTTTTCGTTGTCCAGCGTTCAGAAACGACAAATGCGATTCACTGAAAACTGAAAACCGAACACTGAAAACCCTTGTTGTTCGAAAAGCTGTAGCTCAATAACGCGGCCGCCAAGCCTGGACCCGGCGAGGATCGAACTTCGGTTCCCTCGCCGTGGCTCCAGCATCAAGTCTTAGCGGATGTGGCCGTGAAATCAATAACACAATCGGAACTCGAGCGAATACTTTTCGCAACAAAAGAGACGCAATTCATCTCGTTTGTCAGCGTTACCGATCCCGACATGCGCAAGCGAGCTAACCCGTATTTCGGGACGCGAAAAGTCTCGATCGTTGTCGGTGTTATCAACTGGACCTACAGCAGAACGGTGAACCGCCAGAGAGGGCGAGAATCAAAACCTCAGACGTTCCGTGCACTTCGACGCCGCTGGGGAACAAGGCTTCACGGTACTCCACTCGTCAAACGCTCAGTGGAGACTGATGAAGGCGAAGAAGACATCACGCTGTATCTGGAAGTCAAGATTGAACGACGGACGTTTCACTACTTCAACCCGAAGACTCGCCGTCGCGTCAAAGAAAGCTCCCTGGCCAAATGGCTGAAGAAGGCGGAGCGAAACGAACGTCAGGGAGTCGAACGCGAAATCGTGCTCCGAGACTACAAGCTGGCCAACATCGCCGAGCTCACGATCGCTGGCCAGCAGTACCGAATTGCCCCCGCAGCTGAGGAGCTGCTGACCTATATCCCAGCGCCGAAACCGAAATCGCGTGGCCAGTCAACGACTAAGCCACAACGGCGGCGAACACCATCAACGTCAGGCCGCTCGAAGCGGGGGGCATTGTGAACAATTCGATCGTTTTCAGTTTGAGGTTTTCGGTTTTCGGAAAGGCAGTCAGATGAAGAGTTGGAAGACATCGCTGGGCGGAGTTTTGGCCGGTTTGTCGTTGCTGCTGGGACAGGCTTCGACGCTGTTCGATGCTGATCCGCAGACAAATCCGTGCTTCACTGAAATCGTCGCGGCCTTCGGCATGCTAGGCCTCGGCCTGGCTGCCCGCGACGCCAGCGTTCAGTAGTGTCATTCACCGAGATCTGAAACCCTCAAACCGAAAACCGGAGCGAAGCGACCATGAACTGGATTCAACAAAACTGGCAAATCGTGGGCTGCATTGCAGCGGCCGTTCTGTGGCTCATTCAGAACTTCGGAGCGACCGCCGTTCAAAAGATTCGCGACACAGTGACATCGCTGAAACCAAAGGTCGACAGCAAAACGACCATCTTCAGCGCGTGGCCTTGCTCTGTTGCTCGGTCCGCAGCTGCTTCCGACTCCGAATCCGGTGGCACCTGTGATCCCGCAGCGAGTTCCCGACATCGTCGACAGATGCGGCATCGCCGGCCGTGCGCTCCTGGCCGATGCTCTGGACGAATTCGCCGGAAAGAAGTTCGACACGGAGCAAGCTCGTGAAGAAGCGATAAATGAAAAGATCCACGACGTGATCGAAGCCAGTTTCGTGCCGCTGAACGAAGCGATCGCAGCGGCCATCAAGGCCAACCGAGTTTCCGACTGTGCCGACAAGATCCGCAAAGGAGAACTCCGTGAGTGACCTCACTTTTACCGGATACGATCCGAGTTTCGAGGACAAGGAAAAGCTGTACGCGGCCTGTCTCGATTACGACTTTTCAAAGTTCGTCTGCTCCGGAGAGATCCCCGAAACTCGCGGCATAAAGGACATGATGACCCGCGAGGATCAGTACCGCATGAATTCCTGCGGTGGCTTCGGAATGGCCCATACCGGGCAAGTCTGCTGGTGGCTGCAGACCGGCGATTTCCGCGAATTCAACCCGCACTGGGCCTACATCATGGGCCAGCAGATCGACGGACGAAAGACCGACAGCGGCGTGTCCATCCGCGGCGTGGTCGAAGCGGCGAAACGTTTCGGCCTGCTGGTTCAGGACGTCGAGAACGACGGCAAACTGGAATTCTCATATCCTCGTGACAACTATCGATTCCGGTACCCGAAAGAAGCGGCCGCGATCGCAGCTCAGCGAAAAGTTGGCTACTCAGTGGCAGTTCCGGGCTTCAAAGCGAAGCTGAACTTCCTGCAGGCGAATCAGGGAGCGATCGTCAACGGCGGATCATGGGGAAACTGGAAGCCAGGCCGCGACGGCATCTGCCGGAAGTTTGTCCGGACCACTCGCTACAGCGGTTCGTATCACGCGAGGGCTTACGTCGACTGGATCACGATTCGCGGCGAAGTGTTTCTGGTCGAGGCGAACAGTCATTTTCGCACCTTTGGTGACAACGGGTTCTCGTACCACTCTGAAGAGTTCGTGGAAGCTCAGGACAAGGATCCTGCATTCGTCGCCGTCGGTGTGTCGGACATTTCGCTGGGACCCGGTGACGTCCCAAAACAACGTGCACCTCGCCGATACGTCAAGCTGTCATAAATGGGGACCGTCATGAAACGCGTCAACGCTTTCGAACTCATCATCGCTCTGACCATCGCCACCTTTTTGGCGTTGTGCCTCTGTTCCTCGGAAGGCCGATGCGACGACATTCAGGAGGCGAGAGCCAGACTGCGACTGATCGAAGCCGAAAAGGAACGGCTGCCAGGGACTCCGATTCCGGAGTCACTGGATCCGGTACCAGATCCGATCTCGAAGCGAGAACCGTCGATCGAGTTTCAGCGGTCCGTGAAATCGGACGTTGAAGAGGCGTACTTTGTAATGTACACGAAGGCCTTCTGTGGCCCTTGTAAACGCATGGACGATGAAGGGGTGAAGGAATCACTGGAGGCAGCAGGATATCGCGTCAGAATCGTCGACGTTGATCGTGAGCCGCATCCGAATGTCGACGTCGCTCCGCAGGTCTGGCTCTGTGATGCTGCCGGCATGCCGATTCGAAAGTTTCGAGGCTACCACACGGCCGAACAAATACTGCGACCGTTTACTGGCGACGGCGCCTGCAGGCTGATCGCGAACGACTGCCGATGGTCCGGTGTCGCGATCGGTGATGGTCTGATTCTGACCGTTGGCCATCACGATCAATCTGACGGCTTTTATGCAGACTTCCCGTCATCGTTTGGCTCAACCGATTACGCTCGCATCTCGGCCGAGCTGGTGAAGGTCGACAAGGCTGCAGATCTATCCGTTCTCCGGTACCGGCTGCCGGAATCTGTGACAGTCCGGACGTACGACATTTGTGAATTGCCGGCGAACGCGATCGAGATCCCCGGATACCTTCACGGTGACACTCCAAAACGCCTGCAGATCCGCAATCGACGTGCCGGTGGAAAGTCTGCTGGAATCGCGCTCGATGCTTATGACGGCCTCGGTATTTCGTCGCCTCAGTTCGGTATGTCAGGTTCACCGTTGCTGACGCCAGACAAAAAGGTCGCAGGGATTCAGGCGATCGGACAAGGCTCCGAAGTCGGAGCTGTGACCGTCGACACGATTCGTCGGTTCCTTGCCGACGTCGACCGACAGCAGGTCGAGGCCGTGGCCAGCGTCCGGGACGCGACTCCGACTCCGGAGACGTTCGCGGCCACTCTGGCGGCTCATCTTGCAGAAACGAGCGGTCAGCAGTCAGCTGACGAACCAATCGCGTACGGCAGTCTGTTCGACATCACCATCGACGCACCTGATACGTGGCGAACGATGGCCTCGAAGCTGCTGACCGCTCAGAAGATTCAGTTCGACACGGCCGGCATCACGCTCGATTGGACTGGACCATCGCGGACGTTCAACGTCGCGAACAACGGCCTGCAGATCAGCCCGCCCGTCAAAGTCACGCTGAACAAATGGCTGATTCAATACTCATGTGCCCTGGACGGAGTTTCGTACACGTCGGACCTATCCACCGTGACGATGCTTTTAACCGGGGCACCGGATTTGACGGTTCACCTTCGGTAGTGTTTTCGGTTTTCGGTTTTCGGTTTTCGGATGAAGGCAGGAGGTTCGCATGCTGGTTCTCAGCAGGAAGAAGGATGAGAAGATCATGATCGGCGATTCAATCACGCTGATGGTGATCGAGATTCGCGGCGACAAGGTGAGACTTGGAATCGAGGCACCGCGAGATGTGGCAGTCCATAGGGAAGAAGTCTACGACGCGATCAAACGTGACGGAGCTCGTGATGCGAACGCCTGACGAACTTAATTCACACGCGCGAAATGTGACGGCGGACGTGCTTCAGAACTTTGTTCCACTAGCCTGTATCCACGATAGCGAAATCACCGAGTGGAGAAAAAAGCAGAAGGCTGAAAGGTACTGCAACACCTTTTGCCGAGCGATGATCCATGATCCGTTCGCATCGGAACAGGACGCTATTAACGCCATTGCACCAGCCGCCGTCTGGATCTTTGGCTGGGCCGCTCGAAAGTTCGCCATCCTCGTCATTAAAGCTCTGTGGCGGCGATGGCATCAGGAGTAAGCGTTTTCGGTTTTCAGTTTTCGGTTTTCGGAAAATCGCAGACTGAAGACTGTCCGAAAACCTCAAACCGTAAACCGAAAACCGACCACAGTGAATGCCAACCAAACCACCCAAAAAACAGCCCGCCAAATCTTCGAAGCCGGTGACTCGTTCGCCGAGTGCTGTGAAGCGGTCGCCAGCGAAAACGCCGAGCAAGAAACCGGCGAAGAAGGCCGCAAAGAAGAAGTCGACAAAAACGCCGGCGGAGACTCCGAAAGCGGAGTCATCAGCTGCGAAGCAAAGCGGCAAGAAACGTTTGTCGAAGTCAGTGCCCGCATCCTCAGAGAGTTCTGCGATCGACTCGGCATCCCCCGCGAAATCCCGTTCGAAACCCGCTTCTTCGGAACCAGCCGAGGATCATGGCCATCTGCCCTTCGACGGGAACTACGAGGACCACAAGGTCCGTGCGAACAATCGCCAGCGTCTGCAGAGCGAAGACAAACGCGAAATTGGGCCTATTCCCGCCCCGTTAAATCCACAACGCCGGGCGAAGTGTGAGCGGGATTTTGATCTGTTTCTTCGCACATATTTTCCAGAAGACACCCGGCATCCTTGGAGCAGCGTTCACGTGAAGCTGATCGAGACAATTCAATTGATCGTACTCGTTGGATGTGCATTACTTGCCATGGGGATTCCTCGCGGCTGGGGTAAGACGTTCATCAGCGTTCGTGCAATCTTGTGGGCTGTTGCCTACCGTCATCACACGATGGTTATGTTGATTGCTGCCAGCGATGCGGCGGCAATGGATCTGATTCAAGACCTAAGAGACGAACTCGAAGCAAACGAGCTGCTGCAGGCGGACTTCCCGGAGATATGCCTCCCAATCGCGGCGCTCGAGGGAATCAATCAGCGTGGCAAGGGCCAGACGTCTGGCGGAGTGGCGACCAAGGTTAAAGCTGACAAGCTTGAATTGCATTTAGGCGACATCAACGGAAAACCTGGCGCCGTCATCTACGCCGGCGGAATCACAGGAAGCAAGATTCGAGGCCGTCGTAAAAAACGCGGTGATGTCATCGAGAGACCGACGCTCGGCCTAATCGATGACTTTCAGACTCGGGCATCAGCGGCCTCGCGCAAGGAATGTCAAAAGCGGCTGAAAATCGTAAAGGACGACATTCAGGGACTTGCTGGCGGAGACAAGTCGTTCAGTTGCTTGTTGACTTGCACGGTGATTGAGCCAGGAGACGCTGCTGACGAACTTCTCGACAGAATACGGAATCCTGACTGGAGAGGCATTCGAGCGTCATTTTTGGAGTCACTTCCAAACGACAACGCGATTGATCTGTGGGAAGAATGGAATCGGATTCGCGTCGAAGATCTGCAGGGCTTCGACAGTGGTGAAAAACAAATAGAACAGGAAGCAATTTCCGAGCGGGCTCACGCGTTCTACCGCAAACATCACAAGGCGATGAACGCCGGTTGTGTGGTCACATGGAAATGGGCCTACAAGCCAGAGCACTACGTTGACGCGCTCGAAAAGGCCATGCACTGGTACTTCCGCAGCCGACAGGGTTTTTGGTCGGAGCTGCAGAATCAACCCGACAAATTCGAAGTCGCCAAGCTGCCTCAGTTGCTGGCCCATGTGCTCGCAACGCGGACACATCATCTGGAGGCCCACATGGCCCCAGAAGATGCCGAGTTCATCACAGCGCATGCCGACTATTCAAAGCCTGTGCTGTGGTACGAGGTTCGAGCGTGGAAGCAGGACTCTACATCGTGGACGATTGATTACGGCACCTGGCCAGCTCAGGGGAAAGCGTACTTCACTCAAGCCACCGCTCAACACACGATCGACAAGATGTATGCCCATCTGCCGACACATGCTGTGCGAGTCATGGCAGCGATTCGCGATTTGTTCAACGGTCTGTTCGAGACGCATTTTCAACGGGAGGACGGGAGTGTCCTGCGCTTGAATATTGCTGGGATCGATGCAAATGACGAAAAGGAAACAATTCTAGATGGCATTCGTAAGGCCGGATTGACGGGAAAACTCTGGCCGATTCACTCCAGATCGTCACGAGGCAGGGTGCCGTTAAACGATATGCCAATCAAGGACGGCGACGTCTGTGGCGAAAACTGGCGACGACGCAAACCAGCTACCGGAACAATGCGTTTCATTAACTATGACACCGACTACTGGAAAAGCCATCATCGAAACCGTCTGATGATGGATCGTGCCGCTCCCGGGGCTCTCACATGGTTCGCAGGCTATGACCATCGGATGATTGCGGATCATCACGTCGCAGAGTATTCGCAAATGAACTTCAATGAGACGACGGGCGTTCGTAGTGAATGGTGGCATCTCAAACCAAATACCGATAACCATCTATGGGACGTCGGAGTCGGAAATGATGTTCTCGGGTCAGTACTGGGCTGCCGACTTCCGGCGAGCATGATGTTGAGCGGTTCAACGCGAGTGGAATCCAAAAAGCGAAAGCGCAGAAAGATCAGAGTGGCGATATGAGCGACAAGAAATCGACCGGCCGTCCTGCAGGAGCTGTCACCAAAAAGCGAGACGTCGTGACAGGGGTAATCGTCATCGACAAGTGCCCGAAGTGCGGCTGCGACAAACCACCAAAGAACAAACGCCTGCTCCGCGAGGGAAATGCCACGGCGACGATCAAGGGCGTGGCCGTCGGATCGTACAAGCATTTCACGGCGAACTGTGCCGAGTGTGACAACGCGTTTCTGTACCGCGAATACAAGGCGGCGGAGTAGCCATCTCGCTCCGCGAGATGAGCCTTGCAGGGTGCACGCGTTCGAAAGGAGCGGCGTTTTCGATTCGACCGGCGAACAGTAAGGCTCATCTCGACGGAGCGAGATGGCTACTTTGGTCAGGCGACACACCACCAATACCACCGCGTTTTCGGCGGAGTTTCCACAGGGCCTCGGCCTCATCTTGCGGGAACTTCTGAGAGAGCACAAGCCACTCCAGATACTCACCTCGCGAGCTGCAGCCGTTAAGCTTCAGCGCGTCGTCGATCAGCTTCCACGCGAGATCAGAGAGGCCGATCGGCTGACGAGTGACTGGGCTGTCATTTGGTTTTGGCATCGTACTCCCCCAAAAAAAAAAGCGAAGTCGTTCGGTCCCATGTCGCGATGATCGCGAGCACTGACGCCTGTCGCGAGACGCACCAAAAGAAACGAATCACCATCCTGAGGCGGTGGCACCATCGGACGCTGTTCGTAGAAAATGAAACGCTCCGAAAGCCCGCTGATTTTCCGAAGCACTTTCGCAGTCGATCCAAAATGCACGCAGCAGCATAAAGAGTCATCTTCCGCCGCCTCGCGCAAAAATCGCGCGGCGGTCTGCTGATCAATCTGAGCGACTCGATACGTTCCGGGAAACAGTGTCGGAGGGAGAGTGCAGACGATCAGCATGGAACGCGTCCTAATGCTAAAAGCGACATTGCGCAGAAAATTCCATCGCGATAGCTGTTTTGAGTCAGCACGACGGTTCCAAATCCCTGCCGATCGATGATTGAATCCTCTCGCTGGACCCGGGCGAAATCGCACTGAAGCAGCGTAGCCAGTTTTATCTTTAGTCGCTTCGCTCGCGGGCCGTCAGGCCGACGGTCTAATTCCAATGCCGCCTCCAGCTCTTCTGAGAACTCGCGAATGGCCTGCTGCTCCATCGCTCCCCAGCTGTGTTTTTTAGAAAGAGCGATTGGACCGGGAGAGTTCCAGTAATCCTCGTACACCGCGTCTGAAATTTGCATTGTTTCAATCCTGCCAAATGGTCTTAAAAGATGCCCGGCCTCACTGTGAGACCGGGCTGGTGCAGTGCTTCAGTTCAATCCAGAAGGGTCCGCAAATGGAACATTTTCGCTAGTTCGCACCGTTACGGTGAGTCTTTCTGTGATCAGACGAGCCAAAGCTTGCATTTCCTTTCCAACGTCAGCACCTGGCTTAGATGCTCGTGCAATTGCTCGTGCTGTGATGCGATCGATTGCGGCCAGTGCTGCTGGCATTTCTGATGCTTCAATTGGCTGTGTTGTGAACATGCTCATGGTTTCAATCCTCGTTTGTGGCTTTCGCCGGTTTCAATCCTGAGTCGCACTTTGCGTCTCGTGTGCAGGTATATTATCGGCAAGTGATATCACTTGCAAGAGGTTGATTCAGAAAGTTTCGAGATTTTTCAAAACGCTCGACACGGAGGGCTGACGCCCAGCCGCTCGCCGTTGCGCGGGAAATGCAAACTCTGCATTTCCGCCAGAGAATCCGATTGAAATTCGAAAAGCTGTAGCTCAACGCTCCCCGGCATGGCGACGACTGAGCAAAAACAGGCCCGGCTGGAGCAGCTCGAAGAAATTCTGAGCAGTGGCATCCGGTCCACGACCGTCGATGGTGTTACGACCAACTTCGGCACCCCTGCAGAAATCCGGGCCGAAATGACCCGACTGAAGCGTGATCTGGGGATTCTGCCAGCTCGCAAACGCAACCGAGCCGTCTTTATGGGGCACCGCTAATGAGTGCTCCAGCTCCGTGGCAGACGGCCACGTTCACGGCGATGCCATCCGGCAGCACGACGGCCACCTATGGTGACGACGTCTACGACGCGTTGAACCCGAAGGGACGTCGCCGAACGGCGTCCACGTCGACGATCAAGCCTGAAGATCTGCTGATGAATTCCAGCAGACGCGATCTGATGGACGCCAACGCTCAGGACGTTCATCGCAACTTTTCGCTGCTGCAGTGGATGATTCGTCAGACGATCAACTACTGCACTCTGTTCGACTTCCACCCTACGACGAAGGACGAAGGTCTGAACAAAGATCTGCGTTTTCTGATGACTCGCGACTGCGAGCCGGAAAACAACGACTACGTCGGAAGGATGAGCTGGGACGACATGCGAAGCGTCGGTGAAGGCCTGAAGATCGTCGCCGGCGACTGCTTTTTCGTGCCATTGCAGGAGGGAACTCTGCAGCTGATCGAAGGCAGTTACTGTCGCAATCCTCGCGATATGTCCAGCGGCACATGGTTAAGCGGTGCAAAGCTGAACGGTCGAAACAGAGTCACGGCGTGGAACTTTCGAGAGTTCGACCTGGCGACGCCGTATTCGAACCGATTCACAGATCGTCAGGTCCCTGCCAGCAAGGTGTGGCAGCATATCCAGTACGAACAGCGGGCCAACCTGGTGCGAGGGCTGTCGTCGATCAGTGCTGCTCTGAACGAGATGCGGGACCTGTACGAAACGATGGATCTCGCCCGGGCCAAGATCAAGCTCGAGCAATTGTTTGGAATCGCCATCTTCCGCAATCCGGATGATGACGAAGACATTGCGGACGCAGTGAATGAAAACGGTGCCGATGAGGATGATGATCCAGACACCGAGGCCGAAGAATACTACGACTTTGGAAAAGGGGCTCCGGTCATCATGGACCGGACCGTCGGTGAGAAGGTTGAGATTCTGCAGGCAAACAGCCCCGGCAGCAACACGATCGAGTTCATGAGGCTGTGCATTCAGCTTGTCATGTTGGCTCTGGATCTGCCAGCGAATTTCTACAACCCGTCTGAGACCAACTTCTTTGGCTCTCAGGCCGCGTGGACGTTATTCGAACGCAGTTGCCATCGCCGTCGACAGTCGCAGCTCCGACTCCACAAGCGGATGACTCGCTGGCGTCAGTGGCGATGGATTCTGCCGACGGACCTGAGTGGTACCGGCGAAATCGTGCTGCCTCGCAGCATGACGATCGAGGATCTCACCTACAAGTGGGTTCCGCGCGGCGTTCCGTTCTGGAAACCGACTGAGCAGCTCTCCGCAGGCCTCGGCCGCGTTGCTGCTGGCCTGACGACGATGCAAGGCCTGTGCGATGAAACCGGCAGCGGACTTTTCGAAGAGAACCTGCAGAACTTACGTCACGAACTGACAAAGGCGGAGCAGCTCGGATTCCGCATGCGAATCAACACGGCCCGGCTGGACGTGACACTGGAAGACATGCTGGCGAAACCAGCTCCAACGAACACGACAACCACACCGACGAAGCCAACGAAAGCGGGTGCAGCGTGAAACGACAACCTCACTACGCCTGGCACGATTCGCTGCTGTGGTCGATCCGTCCGGATTGCCATCAGGACGCCCGCGCTGTGATTGCCCGGATCGCCGATGCGAACGCCGGAACATTGACACCTGACGCCGCTGGTGGTCTCCACAGAGACAGCATGTGGAGGAACATTACCAGCGATTATGCGAAGTGGTTCGATTTGGACATGTTGCCACTCGACATCGTCGAAGGCGGCATCGGCATCGTCAGCGTCATCGGCCCACTGGTGAATCTCGTCAATCCGTGGACCGCAAATTATCCATTGCTGACGGCGGCGTTCGACAAATGTCGCTACAGCATGGACATCAAAGCCACTGTGATTCGGTTCAACACACCTGGTGGAACTGTCAGTGGTTTGCACGAATGTGCGAAGGCCCTGGACCTGCTCAGCAACGAAAAGCTGACGATCGCCCAAAACGACGGCGGATGCTATTCGGCTGGGTACTACCTTGCCACTCGCTGCGGAACCATCTGCAGCGGACCAACAGATCAGCTCGGCAATATCGGCACGGTGACAGCTCTCTACGACTACTCGAAGTACTTCGAGGCCGAAGGTGTTCGCACGATCGTGAAACGAACCGGACCAATCAAAGGCGTCGGCATCGTGGGCGATCCCGTGACTGAGCTGCAGGAGGCATTCCTCCAGGAGAACGTTGACGCTCACTTCGCGTACTTCCGCGAGTCCGTGATGAATGGCCGCGAGATGAACGACGAAGAGTTCGCAGCCGTCAGTGATGGCCGTTGGTGGCTCGGCTCTCAGGCCATTGAAAACAAGATCATCGACCGCGTTTCGACTCTGCAGGAAACACTGGCGATGGTTCGCAAACAGATCCTCGCCGCGTAGGCGTGACACTTTTTTGGAGTTCCACACAATGACGAAACCGAAACTGACCGACGCGGTGAAGCAGCCATCTGAAAAGCTGCCTGAGACTGCACAAGCTCCGGCTGCGGCCGCAGACTCCGGAACTGGAGGCGCTGCAGGTCTGCCTCCGGCTGCCGGAAAAGACAAAGGCAGCGATGACCCCGGCGACGATGACGAGCCGGAAGCAAGCGCAGGGACCGCTGGCAAGCCAACTGATCCTCCAGCCCCGGCAAAGGCCGCTGCAGCGTCTCAGGAAGCTCCCGCAGCGTCTGGAGCGAACAAAACCCTCGCTGAGTACAAGGCGGCGTTCGGCGACGTTCAGGGCTGCGTGTACTTCGCCGAAGGCGTTGAATTCAGCGCGGCCTGTGCGAAGCACATTGAGGCTCAGGCAAAGCAGATTGACGAGCTGAAGGCGTCCAATGAAACGCTGAAGACTCAGGCCGGCAGTCTGGCGAAGGAGGTTCTCGGTACGACTGAACCTCTGAAGACAGGAAGCGAAAACGCCAAGACTGGTGCTAAGTCTGCCATCGACGAATACGCGAGCCTGCTGGAAAGCAAACTCGAAAAGCTGAAGTAACGGCAGCTTCGCTGCATCTCAAATTTCAAATTTCAGATCTCAGATTTGATGCTCAAATCCTTTAAGGAATAGAACAATGCCAGCAGGCTTTCTGAACTTACTCGACATCATGAAATCCGGACTCGGCGATCAGAACGTGGTGATCGACGAAACCATGGTCGCAACTCCGGAAGTGACCGGTATTCATCCACTCACAAAGCAGCAGATTCCGAATGTTGCTGCAGCTCGCACAATCGCCGGTGTGACCTACGAAACGACCGCGCTGGTCGAACTGCCGACGATCGCTGCCCGTAACATGAACGAAGGCACCGATCCTCAGAAGTCACGCTCTGAAAAGCGGACGGCCAGCTGCTGTGCCCTGACGCCTCGCTGGGGTATCGACAAGCTCGCCGAAACCATCGACAACAGCGCCGCGAAGCTGTTGGCGAAGGAAGCTCGAGCGTTCATGGCCGCGTATCTTAAGTGGCTCGGCCAGGTGTTCTTCTATGGCACCACTGTCGACGCAAAAGGCTGCCCTGGACTCCTGCAAGCGGTCAGCTCAAGTTACACCGTCGACGCGACCGGTACCGGAAGCGCGACGTCCTCAGTTTGGGCCGTCAAGTTCGGCGAAGATGCTGTGCAGTGGTTGTCCGGTAACAACGGGCAGAACGTGATTTCTGATCCTCGCGTCGGTGATTTCACCGGCAGCAACGGAAAGCCAGTGACCGGCATCATTCAGGAACTCGTGAGCCGTCCAGGACTGTTCGTCGGAAGCACTCGCTACGTCGGTCGCATCAAGAATCTGCATGCGTCTGCCACTGGCAAGACTCTGACCGGCGACATGCTGGGTGATTTGGTCAACACAAAGATGGGCCTGTCTTACCGCCCTGATGTGATCTTCCTGACTCCGCGATCGCTGGAGCAGTACCGACAGAACCTGCAGGCCATCACCAGCAGCACGATGCGAATTCAGACTCCGACAGAGTTCGAAGGCATTCCGCTGGTGCCAACCGAGTCTCTGACGAACACCGAAGTCGCCGCGTAGTTTCTAACGTTGTGGCCGGTCTGAGACCGGCCACAACAGAACAGCCCAGCTTACTTGCAACACTCATTTTCAATCAATTTCCGATAGGAATCGAACCATGCGAAACATTCTCACGCTCTGCCTTGCAGTACTCACTGTGGTACTGCTGTTCATCGATCCGGCCTCTGCCGGTGTTCTTGCGATCGGTACGGTCGCCAGCTACGGATTCACTGACGGAAATCTCAGTGTGACGAGAGCTCTGCCGTCGGGAGCTTCTGCAGTGACCTCTAACGGCATCGATCTGGGGGAAGGGGCGACCGGGACATTTGTGACGCCCAGTGAGTTCCTGCTGGAGGCCCCGGCCGTGACCACGGCGATGCTGGGAGACGCGGCCACGATCAGATACGACGTCGTCACTTCCGCGAGCGCTGACATGAGTAGCCCTGTGGTTCTGCAAACCGGAATCCTTACTCAAACGGGAGCCGGAGGAGCCGGAGCTGCAGCCGCGTCAAAGCGCTTCCGAGTCCCGACGGACACTCTGCGATACGTCGCAGTGAGAGCGACAAAGTCAGCCACCGGCGACGCGTCAACGGTCAGCATGACGCTGTCTCTGAGGTTTTAGGTTTTCAGTTTTCGGTTTTCGGACAATCGCAGGCCGAAGACTGATTGCCCTGTTTCCTCAAACCGTAAACCTCAAACCGAAAACCAGTCTGATGTCCATCGCCTCAACCGCCGCAAATCTTGCTCAGAAGTGTGCCGCTCGCCTGCATGGCGAAGCGGTCACACTGAAGCGAGCTGCGGGCAATGAGACGCCGATATCGGACGGGATCGTGAGTCTGGACAACGCGTCTGTGGGATCGGCCGGCGACGGCCCGATGCCTCAGACGGGTGTTCTGCGACTCACTGAAAGTTACAGGAACGAAGCATTGCTCTGCAGCATTGCGATCGTGCGAGGCACGGAGTTTCAGATCGTGAGTGTCGGGAAGGTGTTCGGCGGATTCTTTCGAGTCGAGATCGCGACTCGCGAAGATCAGAACAGCCACTCGAACATGTTCGACCTCGGCGGTCGGCAAATTCCGTGGAGTTAGTTATGAGCTGTCTCATTCAATTGCTGCAGACGATTCCGCTCGCTGGTGAATCCAACGTCGGCGGGATCATCGTTCTGATCATCAGCTCGGCTCTGACGGGCGTCGCATCTGTCTGGGGAGCATTTCGCGGCGATCTGAAGGACTGCAAAGAGGATCGTCAAAAACTGTTCGTCCTGCTGCAGAAAGTTCAGGACGAAAACAAGAGTTCGGCCGTTCGGATCGGCCAACTGGAAACCACCATCGCACGGATGGAAGCACGGCTGCAGCGAATGGACGCAGTGGAGTAGGCAGCTTCGCTGCATTTCAAATTTCAAAATTCAAATCTCAGATGAAAGCATAAGCCATGCCCGCCGCCGCGAAGAAAACCATCGCCACCGAACTGCAGATGACGATCAGCTCCACGCTGACCGAGATCCCGTTTCTCGACAACATCGAAGTCGATCCCGGGGAAAACAAGGTTCACAACCTGCTGGCTGTGAACATGGGCTACGAAACTCCAATTCCGACCGGTGTTCGTGGCGTCGGTTCCATCTCTGCCGACGTGCTGGCGTATGACCCCACCGATGCCGTGCATCAGAAGCTCGCCATGGCGTTTAACGATGCCACTGAGGTCGTCGGAGCGTACAAGCTGGGCGGCACCGGGAAAACCGTGAGCGTGAAGTATCTCGTGACAAAGTTCCCGGTGAACACGAAGGCGGCTGCCGTGATCGCTGGAAAGTTCGAAGCCGTCATCACCGAAAAGATCGATCTGCCTGAAAGCTAATCGCGATCGCTCGGCAGAGACCGGGCAAAAAGGCACGTCGTCAGCAGTTCGCAGTTCATCACATTTTCTGGAGCAGGATCATGAAGGCGGTTCGAAGTGTACCAGGAACAGCGGTCAATCCGCTGTTTTCAAAAGAGGCCGAGCGTCAGGCAAAGGCGAGGGGCGAGAAGTACGAGACGGCGGAGTTTCTCGAATGCCCGATCGGTCAGGAGATCGAGGATCCAGATGCCTGGAGGTTGTGTGTTCTCGGCAAGGCCTATCCGGCTGATGAAGAGTGCACGAAGAAAGTGCTCGCATACATGTCGGACGCTCAACGACAGCAGACCGTGGCCGATATCAAGCTGCTTCGCGAAGCCGCCAAATCGAACCAGCTCGGGGAGAAGGATCGCAGACTGCTGGAGATGATGGAAAAGGCCTATGCCGTGGAGCTGGGCCTGTCACCATCGCCGATCGCTGCCGTCACTCAGCTGGATCCACCGACTCCGGTTGTGGAGTCGGGATTCACGGAACAGGAATAACTCCTGCGATTGTCCGAACACCGAAAACCTAAAACCGAAAACGTCATGCCATGACGCTTGAAGAGTTCATCGAGACGCTGGAGGAAGCCTGTGGTCAGGCCGTTGCTGAGGAAGCTCAGCAAATCGCGGCCGAGATCCGCCAGACCACTCCAGCGAATCGCACTGAAACTCGTCAAGCCGTCAGAGTCCGACGTCACGGCACAACGGCCCGAATCCTTCTGCAGTTTCCACGCCGCTACGGCGGCACGAACACACCCACTCACAAACGCTTCAAAACTCAGTGGGCTCGCATCCGCCCGGAATCCAAACGCCGGTTCATCGCGAGACTCAAGAACAAGCTTCAACAGTAGGACGCAACCATGGAATTCCTCGGATCACACAACATCAGCGAAACGATCGCATGCCAAATTGAACCGCATCCACTGCCACGACATCCCGGCAAAGGTGTGTACGTGCGTCAGATCCCTGTCGGTCACATCGATCGGTTGTTTGGCGTCGCCGGAAAGGAAGGCCCTGACGGCGAAAAGGCACGTTTGGAGCTGATTCAACGATCCATTGTCGGTGAGGACGGAAGCCCTCTCTTCACAGAGGAATCAGCGAAGGCATTGATCGAGGGAAACAACCCGATTTTCCTCGATCTGATCGATGTCATTTCGGCGGCGAACAACAAGAAGAAAGCGGCGATCGATAAGGAAGCGGACGACGCTGAAAAAAAATAAGAGCCGACTTCGCTGAACAGATCCTGTTCGAGATGTGTTTGTGCGGAGTCGGCGGACCATACAGCCTGCATCCTGACTTCCTGCGATCGCAGCTTACGCGTTCACAGATCATCGAATGGCAGGCGTTCTATCGGATTCGTCCGTTTGGCAGCAAACGCGATGACATGCGAAGTGCCACACAAACCTATTGGATGTTGACTGGGCTGCTGCCCGATCCGCCGGCGGATCACAGCCCGAAGAAGTATCAACTGCAGTTTGGCGACGGCCCGCCGCTGAATGAGGCAGAAAAGATTCTGCAAAGAATCAGGAACCGTTTGGCAGGGTCTGACGAATGAGCGGAAATCTCGACGATCTCGAATTCGGGCTGAAGGTCGAACTCAGCGAGTCTCTTCAGGGACTTCGTCAGGTCGCCAGTTCGCTCGATTCTGTTCGAAACGAACTGACGGTCATCGGCCCGGAGGTGGAACGTTCGGTTGTGTCGACGTCGGACCTGTCCGACTACTGGCAGTACGTCAATCGCGACGTTCAGAACTCCAGCGAAAGCATGAGACGATTCGTTGAGCAGGCACGGCAGGCCGCAACGGCCACTCAGACGATCGTTGTCGAAACCGTGACAGCTCCACAACGACCGCAACAACCTCAGGGCATGGATCTGGTCAAGCTGGCGTCTGCTGCGTTGGCCGTGAAGGCTGTGAACAGTGTTTCGTCCGCAATGACGAAAGCCAGAACGGCGATCCGCGACATCGGCACGTCGACCACGACAACGGTCAGCGCGTTGGATCGCTTTCGTATCGGGATGGCCGCTCCGAAGGTCAACCCCGCTCTGAACACATTGCCGTCGACGATCCAGAACATCACCAGCAAAATCTCTGGAGCTGTCGAAGGTTTTCGAGGCATGGGCGATGCCACGATTCAGGGCATTCCGGCCATCATGCAGGCCATCGCTGGCGGCATGGGCACTGTCATGGGCGCCGGCGACAACTTACAGGCCACCGTCAGCAAAATCGCGTCACAGTTCGATCTGAAGCGTCAGGCGTTGGACCGCGTCGCCAAGATCTACCCGACCACAGGAACGGCCGTCGACATTCTGAAGCGAGCGATGGACTTCGTGGCACCTGCAGCCGAGAAGGTCGCTCAGCAGGTTGACAAAGCAAACGCATCAGTCCGAGAGGCGACGATCGGTGCACGCAATCTCGCGTACATCGCGACGGGAACGTTCGCAAAGACCGGCACGTCGGCAGACCTGTACGCTCGCGGAGCGTATCACGCGCTGCTGCCGACTCGGCTCATGGCGTTCGAGGCGAAGTTCGCCCAGGGCAGTCTCACGCTGATGCGGCGAGCATTCGTCACGGTGACAGCTCCGGTACACGCCGTTTCGATGGCGTTTCAAAAGAGCAGCGGCGAACTCCGGGAACTGCGGGCAAACCTGCCACCGCTCACGGAAGGCCTGCAGCTCGGCACTCGTGCATTCCGCGCGTTCTCGCATGCCACGTACTTCACAGCCACCGCGATGAGAGTTGTCGCAACAGCTGCGAAGCCGATCACATGGGTCGGAACACAGATCTGGAATCTCGTCAGACCAGCCAGAGCCGCAAAGGTCGGACTCGATGGCGTTGCCGTCGGTGGCCAGAAAGCCGGAATCGTTCTGCGAGGCGTGTCAGCGGCCGCGTCGACAACCGCCGGAGCTCTGTCACGCGTCGGAACCGCTGGTGCGAAGATGGCGAGTGGATCCGCAACCAGCTTCCTGTCTGCACTGCCAGGCCGTGCGATGATGGGAGCTGCCGCTCTGGGAGCCATGGCCGTTGCTGCCGGTGGCTTCGGTGCACAGTTCGCCATGGCCACCGAAAAGAATCAGGCAGTCTTCGGCGTGATGCTGAAGGACATGGATCAGGGCAAGGCCGTTGTTGCCAGCCTGCAGAATTCAGACGCGATTGGACTGTTCGACAATGACGAGGTCCTGAACTCCGGGCGACTGCTGTTCAAAGCCGGCGTCGCCGCGACTGACCTCAAGGGCAAAACGGAGCAGCTCGCCACGATCGCGGCCGCGACGTCGACCGAGCTTGGCGACCTGACTCGAATTTATCAGCAGGGAGCGAACCGAGGCAGCTACGGCCAGGACAAGATCAATCAGATGGCCGAGCGGGGTATCGACATTTACCACGCTCTCGAAGCGACAACAGGCAAAAGCGGTGCCGCGCTGACTGACATGATCAGCAGCGGAAAGATTGGCGTGGCCGAAATGGACGCCGCTCTGGCTCATCTGACCGAGGGAAATGGCATCTACGCGGGCTCTCTGGAGACGTTAGCCGGAACGACCAGTGGAATGCTGTCCGAGATCAAAAACAACCTCCTGCAGGCTCTGGGAGGCCTTAGCGGCGTTGGTTTGGAAGCATTCAAGCCGATTCTCGCTGGCGTCCTGTCTCTCAGCGAGGGGATCAAGACGTCAATCGGAGCTGTTGCTCCAGTCGTCACTCAGACCTTCATGGCCATCAAGGCTGCATTCGGCGGCATCTGGCAGGTCGTTTCAAACACGTTCACGGGAATCTTTGGAGCCGGAGCGGCGACGTTTCAGGGGCTGCTGGGCGTGACGATGGACTGGGTGACGAAATTCCGATGGGCATTCGAGAACATGGTTCCGATCGCTCAATTTGTCGGTCTGAAGTTCAGCGGAATCTTTGTAACGACGTTCAACGATGTGGCCTATTGGCTCACGGACAAATTGCCGTCCTATCTTACATGGTTCGGCCAAAACTGGACCAACATTTTCGTCGACATTGCGAGCGGTACCGCCACGATTTTCAAGAATCTGGCCAGTAACATCGGCAACGCGATGACGGCCATCTGGGATTTCATCAAATCCGGAGGCACGGCAGATCTGGAGCTCGCCTGGACGCCGTTGCTCACTGGTTTCGAATCGACAGTGTCCGCTTTGCCGGACATTCCTGAACGAGCGATGACGGAACTTGAAAAAGCGATTCAGACGCAGACTGAGCAGATCGGCACTCAGCTCGCCGACAGCTACGACCAAATGCAGGCTGAAGCGCAGGCCGCTTTGACGCTCGAGCCTCCAACCATGCCGGAGATCGATCCGAACCTGAAATCCGGCGGCATGAATGACGGCCAGGGCGACGGTGGCACGGGCAACAAACGAACGAACTTCGCGGTGTCTGGATTGGAACGAGGAAGCGAAGCCGCTCTGAATGCGATCTTTAATGCTCAAAAGGACAAAGTTCCGGGCCAGCACCTCGCGGAGGCGAAGAAGCAGACCAAACTGCTCGGCAAGATGGCCGGTAACAAACCATCCTCCAGAGTTGCGGGGAAAGTCTGATGCCAGCCACCCCGATCAATTGCGAAATGACCAAATGCAAAGCCGGCCGTGGCGAAGATGGGATCTTCACCGCAGACGTCGAGTGGACACTCACGGTTTCAATCTCGCCGGATCCAGTGGACATGCTGGCGGACCGCGTCGCGTATCTGTTTCGCAATCAGCTTCCTCTGGTCGGCACCGTTTACCCGGGCGTTCCTTTTGCGACCTGTCGAAACGTTGGCTGCGACATGGAAGAGCCGGGCGTCTACAAGTTCTCCGCGCAGTTCAGCGACAAGAACAGCAAGGAGACGGCCGCAACAAACGAAGATCCGACGAAGGATCTGCCGATCATCAAACCGGTGGCCAGCAGCAAAGAAATCGCGATCACTAAGGACCGCGACGACAAAGGCATTCTGAATACGGCTGGTGATCCGGTCATCCAGACGCGCGATCAGCAGTTCGTTGGGCTGACGGTGCGAGTGAACGTCGCGGACATTCCTGCGGAGGTTCTCGACCTCGTCGATACGACAAACGACGCTCCGTTCAAGATCGGCGGCTGGCATATCAACACGAATCAGGCCCGGTTCATCCTTCCCAGTGATTTCATGAGTGAACCGAAGTCAAGAAACGAAATCTCGTACTACGAATTCGCGTACGAGATGGCGATCGATACTGTCGACATGCACTACGGCACGCCGATGAATGCAGGATTTCGACAGCTCGTTCCAGTGGATCCGGAAGCCGATCCGATCGTCTACCGCAAGGAACGAATTCTGGAAGAAGATGGAAGCGAACCCGGCGAACCGGTTCCGATCGACGATCTCGGCGCGCAGATCGTCAATCCAACTCCGGACGATGTGAAGTTCCTGAAGGTCAAGAAGTATCGCGAAGCGGATTACTCATGGCTTCCGGGTGTCGAACCGTGGCCCGATGCTCCGGAGATCGAGCTATGACGGAAGTCGTCGACATCTCAGTTGAGTATGAATCTCAGATCCGTGACACGGTCAGCCGTGACATTCGTGGACGTCGCAGGTCCGTGAGTGGCCGGCCAGAGCTGGCGAGTCAACGGCCGAGCCTGTTTCCGGAGTACGCTGTGATTCTGGATGCCGACTTGCCGGCCGCGACGCACTCGCTGACTGGTGGGACGCATTGTCTGGCGACGGTATGCCGTTGGAGTACTTCGGAACGAAAGTACGTAGAGACCACGAAGCAGATCGAAGTCTGGAACCACGCTGAAGCGACAGATCATGTCGTCAACACCTTCGGATTGGCTCGCACAATTGATGGCCATTACTGGTTCTTCGGAGATTGTGAACCGATGGCCAACAGGGAGGGCTCGCCATGAAGATGCAAATATGCGGGGACTGTAAGCCAACGGAGGTGGACTGTTTTGGATGTTCTCCTGTTAAGTCGTTGCCAGAAATCATCACGCTGACCTGCAGCGGATTTGATTGGCTTATGCCTGAGTATCAAGTGGACGTCGAATCTGATCTCACAGCCAGACCTTTTTTTGGATTGCCCATGCTGTCTGAGACGACTCACTACACGTACTCGCGGCCGCTCGCAAACCTCAACGGTTCCAAACGAATGTACCGTCGTCCGTTGCCGGGCGTCTGTGAGTGGCTCTGGTCTGATTGCCGGAATGTAAAAACCGTGATGCGGGATTTTCAGTTCAACGATTCTCCCGTCCTTGAGCAGACCTTATACGAACCAGTGAACGCAGACGATCCAGAGAATCCATGGAATCGCGTTTACACACCGTTTTCAGATTCTCGGTGTAACGAGCCTGGATGGTTCTGTCTGACCGGAGCGCAAACTAATGTCATCAACTCGGCTTCTCTGTCGTTAGTGAGACTGACTGAGTCTGGCGAATTTGCCGTCGACGGTGTGTTGCATTGGTATCTGATGGTGAACGTAGTGATCGGCCGATCGGCAATAAATCACTTCATTGAGACCATCCCCGCGCAGTCCATCTACAACTCGTCCGTGAATGGCGTCAATCGCGTCACGCCTGTCGGCTACACCATGCGATCTGCGTACGACATTTATGATGTCAATGTCGGAGCTACCGCCACACCGCCGTATCGCTGGAATGGCGCTCAGTTCTTTCCTCTCGGTGCCGGCGTCCTGGCCTACGTGCGACGCGTCAACTGCGATACGGATTTCGGCGGATCTCCGATCACGTTGCGCCGCGAGTCGTGGCCTTCGTACCTTGCAGGTCGACCGGAAAGCTGGGACATCACCTATCCTGCGGAGGTGACAATTGCTCTGTGATATCACACAAGTTTGCCAGCTCACAGGTAACCCAATTGCAACACGGTGTAACGATTGCAAAGCACCGGATGGTCACATCTGCGTGCATCGTGGACCTCACCGGCGTTGCTGCGATCAACTGTATCTCTGCCGGAAGTTTCCTGGCGAAAGTTGCACACCAGGTCTCAGCGAAACTCCGGAGCTGCGTTCTTGTTGCGACTGCAAACACTTTGAACTACGGCCAGAGGCTAATCAATGACAGCAAAAACTATCAAAGTGCCATCGCTGCCGGCCGGGCTCACTGTGAGCTGCAAGGTCCGCAACCTCTCCACGCTCGCCGTGCTTGAAACCGTGTCTCTCACGGCTGGATCCGGCGACGACAACAGCGTCTATACGGGCACGATTACCGGAGCCCACGCCGGGCAGCTGCTGTTCGATCTCATTGTGTCCGGAGTCGTCATCGAGTCGCGGATTCGCACAATCCAGGACGTTGCCGCGACGTTCGTGATTCTCACGGAACTCGAGCGCATCGCAAACAACGGTCGAGGGGCTCATCCCGTGACTCTGACGGTCACAGACGGCACGAATGGACTGGAAAACGCGACGGTCCGAGTCTCGATCGGAGTTTTGAGTGCTTCCGATGACACCGATCCAGATGGTCTCGTGAAGTTTGCCCTCAATTCTGGCACGTACACGGTCACGATCACGCTTCCGGGATTCCAGCCACTGGTACAAACACTGGTCGTGTCTGGCCTCACGACGCACACGTACGCTTTGACGGCACAGACTGTGACGCCGCCGGCATCGCCGTTGGTGTCGACTGGAATTCTGAAAGTTCTGGATGAAGAAGCACAGCCGGAAGGAGGCGTCAACGTTCATTTGCAGCTCGTGAGCGGCCGCGGCGTGGCTGGATTTTCACTCGACAAGAAGATTCGCACCGCAACCAGTGACGCTTCCGGTGATGTGCAGTTTCCGAATCTTATTCGCGGTGCAACTTACGCTGTCTGGAGCGGGGAAGCAGCGATCGAGGCGGCTTCACCGTTCGCCGTTCGCAGCAGCTCCGTCCGCAACACGTTCACCGTTCCGAATTCTGACAGCTTTAACATCGCCGAATTCATTCGGCTGGATGCGGAGGCGTAATGGTTCCGACTTTCATCATCGACATCACGGGCGGCGCCGTCATGGACGTCGACGCGTTGCTCGCAGCGGCCGCGATGAGCGGTTCTGCCATTGTTTCCGCAATCAATTCACAGCTCGGCAGCACAGTCTGGCAGAGCGGTGGCAGCGGTACGCCGTCGTGGGGTTCCATTGTGGGAACGCTCAGCAGCCAGACCGATTTGCAGACCGCTCTGAATGGGAAGGCTGCCAGCTCGCATAACCACACGCTTTCACATCTCAGCGACATCACCGTAACGTCTGACATGGTCTCAATCCCGAAAGGCATCCGGCCAGGTCTGTACGACGATCACGGCACTCCGCCACTCGGCACGATTTTTGAAGGCGTGAACGATGGGCATCTCTACTGGTGTCACCGCGATGGCTCTGTTCATCTGCTCTGCGATTCGGGCGGGTATGGTGGCGGTAGCTGGGGATCTATCAGCGGCACGCTTTCCGATCAGACCGACCTGCAGGCGGCTCTGAACGCTCGGCAGCCAGTCGATGCGACTCTGACGGCGATGGCGGGTGTGAGTACTTCGGCGGACTGCATCCTGCTGTTTACGGCTTCGGATGTGTGTGTCGCTCAGGGGTTCGGGCCAATCCTGCAGGCTCTAGGACCGACGCCGAATGCAGAGACGGCTCGGGCAGTACTCTGCCTCGTGATCGGCAGTGATGTGCAGGCGTTTGATGCGGAGCTGCAGGCGATCGCCGAATTAGCCTCAGCAGCCGACACGGCCCCTTACTTCACTGGCTCCGGCACGGCGGCTCTGATGACAGTGACCCCAGCCGCACGTGGGCTGCTGGATGATGCGAACGCTGCTGCAATGAGATCGACACTCGGCCTCGTGATCGGCAGTAATGTGCAGGCGTTTGATGCGGAGCTGCAGGCCATTGCTGGACTGGCATCAGCAGCCGACAAAGCGCCGTATTTCACAGGCCCAGGCACGGCCGCTCTGATGACCGTTACGCCAGCCGGTCGCAATCTGTTGGACGATGCTGACGCGGCTGCGATGCGTACGACGATTGGAGTGGACACGCTGCACCTGCAGACTTTGCCCGGCATTCGCTCGGATCTGTACTACTCAAGCTACCCCTCCGGCACCACGTCACCACGGACGATGACGATCAATCGCATCTTCTTCACGCCGATCTTCATACCGCATCAGATCACGGTGACTCGCATCGGCGTCAACGTGACCACGGGAGTCACCGGCACGATGCGTCTGGGAATTTACAATTCTGTTGCAGGCGTCCCGTCCGGAGCGGCGCTGCTCGATGCCGGCACTGTCAACGTCGGAACGACGGGCGAAAAGGAAATTACAGTCAGCCAGGTGCTGACACCCGGTCTGTATTGGCTCGCGAGCGTAGCCGACTGCAACGCGGTCATCAGTGCGGACTTCTTCAATCAGATGCTGACTTACAATCTCGGAATGTTGTCCGGATCCGCGTCGGTGAATTCGCTGTGCTATTTCCAGCACACGTCCGCCAACCTGCCCACCATCAGCTCCGTCGTGTGGCAAGCCAGCACAATTCCTCCCCGCGTTTGGATAAGGACTCCATGATGGCACTCCGAGAAATCTATCAAAACGGCAATCTGATCGGCACAGAAACGATTCCAGACCCACCGGCGGCGACGTTGATGCCCATCGATATTGTGGCACTGTTCACGCCGTCTGAGCTGCTTGCCCTTGAACAGTCGACCAACCTTGTCGTGGTCGCTTTTAGAACTCAGTTTTTTGCGGCGATCAATCCGATCGCTCTGGATGACGCGAGATTCCTGGCAGCGATCAATGCCATGGAATCTCTGGGCATCCTGACAGCAACACGCGCAAACGCCGTCCGCAGCAACACTCGACCATCCTGATCAATGAGGATCTCATGCAAACCGCCGAACTTTTCGCGGCCTGTCCGACTCGGTCCAAGGCGATTGCCAAAGGCGTCGCCTGGCTTCGCACGCATCGGCTCATGGTCGAGTCCTGGGCGGCTGACCTGCAACTGGATCTCGCCACAGTGCAGGCGGCGATCGATACGGATCTGAAGGGTGATCGACAGAGCGATTCGGAAACGGCTTCGATCGAGGCGGCTGACACTTCTGCCGAAATCACGATCGTAATCCCGTGCCACAATTATGCTCACTACCTGAGGGAGTGCCTTGAGTCGATCGCCGCGTCGACGCTGCAGCCGGTCCGTGTCATCGTGATCGATGATGCCAGCAATCCGGAGTCACAGCCTTCACAATTGGAGCTGCCGCATTTCAAGTTCCGAATCGACTTCCATTGCGTTCGGTACCGAAGCCAGGCTTTGACTTGCCGCTACGGTTTCAACCTTGTCGAAACCACGTACTGCCTCTTTCTGGATGCTGATGACAAGATCCATCCGGATTACCTTGCGACGGCCGTGCAGATGTTGCAGGCCGATCGTGAGGCCGCTTGTGCCTTTCCTTACCTCGAAGCATTCGGCGACGGTGTCGGCTGCTGCCATCAGACAGACAGAGCTCCTGACGTTGTCCGATGGCAGGATATCGAATCACGAAACTGGTGTCCGGCTGGCAGCATGTTTCGCTCGGACATCCTTCGTCAGTCGCTGGCCCTGCAGCTCGATCGAGTTCGCGGATGCGGCTGCAGTGACTGGATCACGATTCGCACGGTGTTGCGATCGGGACCATGGCACGCCGTGAAGACAGGAGTGCCTTTGTACTATCGCCAGCACGCCACCCAAATGACGAAAGGATCAGACTTTCACCGGTACGAGCTGCAGGCCAACATTGCCAACGAAGTCGTGACGATCGTGGTGGCATTCAGCGGCCGCTGGGAGGCATGGTGGAAACTCCGTGACTGGATCCGAGGGAACGATTGGCCGGTGAAGCAGACGCGACTCATGATTCTGAACTCGACTCACCGGGCTGTCAGTGCGAATGACCTTGGTCTCGGTGATTGGGGATCGTCTTTGCAGATCGAACGCATCGACGTCGGCTTTCCGCAGCTGGCCGATCAGGACCGACGCGGCCGAGCCGATATCCAACGTCAAGTCGACAGCGCCGTCGCAGGTCTCTACAACCGAGCGATCGCGATGGCCTTTGGCGAATGGATGCTGTTTTGCGAGGACGATGTGATACCTCAGCGGCCTGATGCGATCGCACAGTTATTCCGCAGCGTCGGACCACAAGTCGCGGCTGTCTCCGCAGTGTATCGCGGCCGCTACGAGCCGACGGCGGTGGCTTTTGGTACCCCGCAGAATAATCGAGCTCACCGCGACATGACCGGACCGGAAATCGAGCACGTGATCAGCACAGGATTCGGTTGTCTTCTTGCCCGTCGATCAGTGCTTAGTCGCCTTGGACTGAGCGGCGACGATCCGCGGTGCATTTGGTACGACATCAATTGCGGCGTTCGAGTCCATCACATGGGTTACCAGTGGATCCTCGACCGATCCGTCTACTGCGAGCACCTGGTCTAATTTTTTTCGGCTTCAGATCGAAAGAAAGTGTGTCTACAACTGCGATACCACCTTACAGGCAGTCGAATTCGAGATGCGAAAAGGACCCAAAGGGGGGCCTGATCTATTCGATCGATCTTCATGCTGCTACATTGCCCGCGTCATGAATGACGCGAGTGTTGTTGCCTGGCCTCTGTGTTAGCGACTCCATTGGTTTGGGCT